AGTCTGAGCCTGTTGCTAGTGTATACGTTTGCTCGAAGTCGGCTCTAGTGCTTGAAGCTGATGCTATGCCTATACAGTTAACCACTTTGAATTGGTTGTTAGCGTCCTGCTCTATGAATGAACCGTTAACCTGGTCTGTAGAGTTGTAGTCGTACGCGGTACAGTTGTAAACCTCACCCATCCCGGTGGATGTTGTACTAACACCGATAGGAGAACGCCCTAGTTTGTATGCCAACCAATTATAATGAGTAACGTTTGTAGCGCCGGTACTTTGGAATACTGCATACCTAGCTAAATCATAAAAGACGCTGTTTTTTACTGTCCCATCATTTTTTGCCGTGCTAAATAAGATACTCTGGTTTGCCGTCCCGCTCCCGTCGAATTGAAGTTTATCAAAAACCGTGTAATCACAATCGCACTGTATTTGCGTGGCTGAGGTTGTTGTTAGGTGGTACAGGCCTGTATCAAGAGCACCTGCCGCACCATCATACTCACCCTCAATAGTTGCAAAATGCGTTGCATCAACAGTAAACCCATTGAGCGTCACTGCGGTACTATCAGCACCGCCAGAACATATGACTCGATGAGTGTCACCATCCGTGACTAAGTCTGTGCCCTCGTTAGCCTCCCACTCTGACAAAGTGGCATAGGCACGATTCGCGCCCGCTGTCGCGTTGGTAGTGCCGTCACCGCCTGCGGTGCTGGCTGTGTTGACGTAGCGTAACACCTCAGCCATTAAGTGACATCCCCATCTACAACAGTGCGGTTAAGCCTGCGGTGCAACAGACAATCCCTAAAGACAGACCAGTCTAGAGTAATCTGTTTGTTTGTTAGTAGATGATTTCTAGCGCCATCACCCAACACTGTCGGCCTGAATCTATATAGGTATTCATGCTCTAATTCATCTGTCTTCTCGCCATCGATATATACAGGCTCCAGGAACCGCTTTTGAACTATATCAACGGGCACGTTCATCACGAACACAAACCCAGTTCTAGGGCTAGATATAGTCTCGGTGAATGTATACTCACTGCCAGTTGCCGCACCCGGATTGTAAGTACCAACTTCATCGGCGGGAAAGATATTGATTACCTTACCACGCTTATCGGTGTTACCTGCAACTAGGACTATTTGAAAACAAAGATCCATTAGAACACCAAATTCAATTCATACCAGCAAGCATTGCTTCCATCTTTTGCCGACGATCCGCTTCAGCTTTTCGCTGCTCGAATTGAGACTTTTGGAAAGCTTTAATGTCGTGAGCGTCTGTGATTCGCCCCATATGTCTATTTTTCTGAATGATGAAATTATCAAGATTAATAGCCGCATCATCATAAGCTTTTTGCGCGGCTCTTAACGTCAAACTCGCTTTCGATAAAGCCTCTTTCAATTTTAGCTCGGCTTCATCATCATCTTTTTCTGTGTTCTGCTCTTTTGCTTGCTCGGCTTTACCGCTAGAAACAGCTTTTAAATCTTCACGGGTGATCTTTCGCCCTGTCAATTCGGACAGCGCCTTAAGGCTTGGTTGACCGTCTGTTGTGTAGTGATCTTTGTTTGATTTGTCTAGCAGCTTCAAAGCTTCAGATAATTTCATGGGATCCTTTACCATTAAAGGTTATCGATTGAGGTTAAATTTTTGACGTCTCTTGCGGTCTTGCCGGCTTTCATCGCCGCAAAAATATCAAGAGATTCAGCAGCAACTAAAACATTGTGTGTACCTGTACCGTCATCGGTAAAAGCGACAACATTAGAGCCGGCCAAACCATCGGCCTCGGTTGCGTGCAGAGTGAGGGTGTTTGCATCGGGCGCGTTAACCCAATAAAACGTGGCGTTATCCAGCTCGGCAGGCAGCGCGCCACCAGAATTAGAAAGTAAAAACGGCCCTTGACCGTCAATATATCCGTGAGTGGTTAAGTTGACAATATTGGTGGCGTTAGTGAAAGTTATTGCCGAGCCGGTGCCGGTCCCTGATAATCGGGTGGCTTGAGTGGCAAGAAAATTAAGAATTTTCTTACCGTACCGGGCGCGATCGAATTTACTGTAACGAATAAAACGGCGATATATAGACATAGTGCACCCATTGAAATGATTAAAAAAAGGGGAGAATAATCTCCCCTCGTTTTATCTCGCTTATGCTTCGCGAGTGATTAAGCGGGCAATTTTGACTTGCTTACGCTCTGGGTAGACTCGCTCCCAACTTCCAGCGTGGGCTAGGTTGTTGGTGGTAGCTGCGTTACTAGGGCCACCATTAGCGGCGGTGCCTGCGTATTTGTGGCCGGTAGGGTGTAGCATCCATTCCCATCGGTTGTACAGGATTTCTGAACCGCCACCGTTGCCAGAGTCAGGCTTACGTTGTACTTCAGTTGGCATGGCCGGATCACCCTGGCCAAGACGAACAGCGCCAGCGCCAAACAACCAAGTCTCATAAATATTTGAAGCTGCAGGTAAGCCATCATCAACAACAACCGCACGACCCAAGAAGGTCGGGATCCGCGTCAAACCCTGGGAATCAGGTACGAAATCGATCAGGTTGTTTTTCTGCATTCGATTGTAAACAATGGAGTGCACCATAACTAAACCTAGATCCTCCATTGAATCGCCCATGGTGACAGCTGCATCAAGGAAAGCGGCGGTGCTAAAGTCGGTGACGCCAGCGCTATATGAAGCGCCTTTGATATCGTTGGTCATATCATATTGAACGTGCTCTGTCCCGCCAGGGGCCGCATCATTGTCAGCAAACACGCCAGTCATCGTTGCAACAAAAGCAGCCTGCAACCGTCGCGCTCGATACTGCGCTACACGCTGAGCGATTGAGGCCATGGGGTCGGCACCGGACAGCGCTGAGGTCAAATCAGCGCTAGACCAACTTTGGTTTCGAGACAAGCGAACACCGATTTCTTGAGACGTTCCAAGCTTTTTTGGTGCCGAGTTTGCTGAGCCAGCTGTAAAGTCATCGTCTTCCGCGTCTGTCGAGACGTTTTCTGTGTCGTTGGTGATATCTTTAAACGATGGGACGTTAAAAGTAAGGCCGCCACCAGCAAGCTTGTTATTAAGCTCTTGGTCAACAACTAAGGCGCCTGAAGCGATAAGCCGGCTTTTTTCTTCAGTTTGTTGCTGAACGTAGGGTGAGAAAACTTCGGGTACAATTACGTCTGATAGTTGAGTGATAGCCATGAGTGTATACCTCCTGGGGTAATTTGTTGGCTAAAGAATTTAATCTTTGAGGCCGCCATCCCATGATTTAGACGCTCATTAAATTAGGCGCTAATCACTAGCGCCTAATTATTTTCAACCTATATAACAAACGGCAAGCGATCCGTCAACAGTTAGCCAGCGGCTTTCTTTAATTGTTCTGCTCTATTGGTTCCGTTTGCTTGGTCTTGCATTAAAATTTTACCTTGCTCGGTAAGATTGAATGTATCTTTTGCCCACGGGTTTCCAGCACCACCAGCACCACCAGCGCTACCGGATGCACCCGCACCTTGAGAGGCCGGCCACCAGTGGGGGCGCGTCTGTTTGATTTCGGTAAACCAAACCGAAGGCTCAACCCCAGGCGTAGCACCAACACCCTCCTTCGTCACTACGTTGCCCAGCTCGTCAATATCAAAAATGTTTTGACCGATAATCAATGCATCATCCATAGCAGTGTTGATGATTTTAGCGTTAACAGCCGCTTTCCTGATATGATCTTGGATCACTCGAGTTTTTTCTTTTTTCTCGAAATCACCAACTTTTGAGAACAGCTCGTCCCGCTCGCTAGTGAGTTGCCCTAGTTGACGCTCAAGCGGTGCCGTCTTGCTTTTAATTCGACTCTCAACCATCTCGTTAATTTTGTTTTCGTCAATGTTTCCGCCCGCCGCCGCCTCAAGCTCATCGAACCTGTCTAACTTTGCGAAAATCTCGCTAGGGTCAAGCTCACCGAAAGAAGATAGTTGACTTTTAACGCGCTTGTGGTCCGCTCTTTCCTTGCGCAAGCTTTCCTGAAGTCTGTTAACGTCGTTAACCGTCTTCAGCTCGCCAGCAGGGATAAGCGACCATCCTTCTTCGGTTTCTTTGTAAAGATGTTTAACTACTGCCGGGATATCATTTACATCACTGTATAATTCTTCGAACATATGGAATCACTCCGTTGTTTTGCGCTCATGCGCGGTTAGTTAGTTGGTCTATCGTTATCGTCTTGCCTGATGCAGAAACAAATCTATCAAGCGTGTATTTTCCACTTCTAAAAAGTTTTGCTCTTGTCGGCCCCAAGTATTCATCTTGAAAAGAAGTTGATTGTTCTTTTAGCCACTCGGGGAAAGAAGTGTCAGAGGGTACTTGTCCGATAAAATCACGTTTTCTCTTTCTTGCGAAAGTGTCAAACTTACCTTTATGGCCTCGCGGCAGCTCTCCGCGAGAACCAATTCGACCAAGCCCGTTATCTTTCGCGTACTCGTTTAGTATATCTTTTTCGACGCTCGCATCAAAGCCGCGATCCCCAATCACATCATACTCAAGAACCGGCACTCTAAGCGATCGACATCTAAAGTGTAAAGGCGGATACGGTCCTTCGCCCGTTTTAAAAATCTTCCCGTCATTACTAGCGCATTCTAAAGTCGTTCTACTATCAAGGGTAGCAATAAACTTCTCTTTCTTTATGATATCACTGTTAGCCTCATAGACTGCTTGCCTAGCTTCGTTTTGGATACCGCTATTAAGCGTAAGCAATACGCTTTCTAAATCCCTTATAGCTTTTCGCGAAGCGCCATCCTTATACTTTGCAGCTTTAGTTCCAACGATATCGCGTGCAATCTGGATAGGCGTCCTTCCTTGAATTACACCTATTTTTGCCGCCTTCAATAGTCGCCTAGCATCTGACGCTTCTGTATTTTGAAGCCAACCCTTCAAAGTATCACCTTCAAACGGTTGACTGTTAACAATAGCGAAAAGCTTATCAGCTGGCGGCATCTTTAAATCAAGCGCGACCGGCGAAGCTGTGGACACTATATTTATAGTAGTGCTAGCACTAGCTACAGCAAACTCTTTAAGTTCATCGTTTAGCGATTCGTAAATCTCAGACCAAGCAGGATCACGAAGCCCTTTAATTATAGCTTCAAGTTCCTTTTGCCACTTTCGCCCTGCTTTTCCTGTTAGCGTTCTGCTCCCATCGACGCGATCGATCATTCTAACGATCTCAGAAAAAAGATCATTTTCCGTTTTCGTTATGTGCTTGGCCAACTTTGCAGAAATCGATTCGCCATACTTGAGCATGAATATTTGGTGCTTTAAAAGCTCATCAAATATCTTTTCGTTAGCCGTCTTCATTGTCTAGCCCGCCGAACAGTGATGGAGACTCACTTTCGATTAACGCTAACTCCTCATCATAACCCTTGTCTGTGACGCCTTGCTTTTGCAAATAGCTATGTATGCTTTCGTTTGAGATTGGAGCGTCTAACGATTTCGCCTGAACCAATTCAACTAAAGTTTTCGAATTAAATTCAACTTCAGCAAATTTAAGGTTGGGGATCACTTTCACCTCGTCGGGGTTCGCTCCCATCCATTGGGCTAAGTCCTTCAACACCTTTTCTAATGCCGCCGCACCCGTCTTGGCTATCTGCGTATAGCTTGCCGTGATGGCTTCAATGCGAATCTTTAAAGATTCACCGCTAGACCTTTGGTTACCTTGCTCAGATATATTGCCGCTCATCGCCTCAGCTTTCTTATGGTCGTTCTCTAATGATTCTCGTTGCTCAGACAGCCCGTTAGAACTAACGCCTATGTATTTGGCATCGCCATTAACGGGCACGTTTATTACGGCCCCAGCGCCAACCCTTTGCGGTTGCTCTTCGTCGTCTAGAGAGCCAACTTTAACCAGGGTGTCCTGCCCTTGCATATGTAGCGAGTGCCTATAGTCGGCCTCGGCTTTGTATATAGCAATACACAACTGAGCCAGCGCTAAAAACGGCGGGCTATCTGTATTTGTTGATAGGTCCGAGGCGTTTACAAAAGTGAATGGTATGCTATCTAGCTTATCACCCATGTAAACCGGAGTTTCAAACGCAAGCCCTTTGAAATCGTTTTTGTCGGTGATCGCTGTTGCATACTTCCCTAAAGCGCTTGGCATCCCATACTCATCAGCGAGAGCAAGAACTCTAAACCTTTCTTTATGCGTCCACGTAAAGTCGTCATCCATTACCGGACCGGATTCATCAAGTACAACAAGGCGCAAATCAGCATCGTTTTCAGTTGCCGCCGTATCATCCCAATTTATTACTGATAGCTCGTCATAAACCGCTATAATCGGGCGAACACCGCCGACATCAACCTTTATATCACCAAGCAAGCCTAGACGCCCCGTTTTTAACTGCGATACGTTTATTTTCCTTAAAAGATCCGTTAGGGATTCGTTAAGTAGCGTCGCATTGTTTCGCATAGGCTCAAGCGCTTTAGGCAATTCAATTACCGGCTCTTGCCTAAACATTTTGCCGACCGCTTTCTCTACCGCTTTTTTAAAATAACCAGGGTAAACAGCTCTAGACAGATAGGCGTTATACGCCTCTGTTCCCACGGCACCCGCTTGAGGATACCCGTCAAGACGATGACTTGATTTTGGCGGCAGATATTTTGCTCCGCCCTTTTTTATCTTCTCCTCACCCTCTAAGCTGTCGTTACAAAGAAGCCACGAATCAAACATCTTAGAATATTCTGGGTGCACGTTTTGCTTGCTCATGTTTAAAAGTGTCCTGTCGTTGTGCTTGAAGAGAATCGGTCGCCAGCCGACAATATTACATACCTTACTTCATCGCCGCAATGGTCTTCAGCATCAGTATCAACATCGTCTAGATCTTTGTCATCTCGCGGTAAAGACGGCACCGTCCTTAAAAATCCATCTTGGCAATTCCTAAAAACAAAAAGACCAGGCGTTTCTCGTGGTCCGCCATCTTCTGGAGGTTGGGCGTTGTATATCGCCATTCTCAACTTTTCCCAGCCCTGCTTTCTTGATCCTGCCGATTTATTTGATCGCGTCCAAGTAACGCCTTTGTAAACGTTCCCGTTTATTTTCACTTTCTTGGCCATGTCAATCGCTATTGAGTTTCCATTCTCAACATCGTGTATCGAGTTGTCCGCCGGCCCCGGCTTTACTCTACCATACAAGCCTCTTTTCAATTCTCGCTGGATAATGCCTTTTGATATTTGTGACGCCAACAATCGTTGCCCCTTGTTCGGCGTGCCATTCCAACCATACCATTCATCTATCCTAAACAAATCGCCGCGCACTGTTGAACGCCAATCGCCATTATTAAGCTTTATATCACAACCATCGCTTTCAGCCCACCACCCAACAGAAAACGGGGCCGACGAACCCCAATCGAACGAGCGGAACAGTCTCCACGTCAAAGGTATCTCAAACTCTTCAACAATGTTATGTTCAGCGCTCCACACGTCATCGAACATCCCGCCGGACGTTATATCCCAATCCCCTTTTAGCCACGCTTTGCGCTTATTCTGGTCTTTAATGCTCTCAAGCTCTAAAATATACTCAGGAGGAAGGTATTTGTTTTCTTTGTATGATCCAAAAATTCTAACCTGAGTTTTCGTTATCTCTTCCCGTTGTTGTGTTCTTGGATTGAAAACGCTTGCTGTATTTTTTATTATTTTTCCAGCTGGCGCGACATCGATATATCTCTGCTTTACCCAATTATGCCCTACTCCATAAGGGTTTGTGGTGCTCAACCTAACTAGTGGGATTGGCGGTAAATCGCTATCGTGATCCTCTGACCGGTATGATGTTCTATTTATTGATTGCATCATATCAAATAGTTCAGGGTTAGGGTATTTTGTTAACTCGTTCCACCCTATGTATGGAATCTCCATGCCGTGAAAATTCCAATAGTCCGCTTCTTTCTTTGCGGCACGGAAAAGCAATTCCTCACCCGTTGGCCAAACCCATTTTAGTTGCCCTCCGCCTATAAACTTAGCGCCATCATTAAACTGTCGAAACCATCTTTTCGATTTCGCTATCAGGTCATCAAGGTTTTTATATTCTCGATCGAAAATAATTCCACGCCAAAAAGCGCCATAACCGATACCGACAAACGAACGAAAAAACATTAATTGGGAATCGGTTTTACCAGGGCCCCGCGTTCCATCTAACAATATATCGTTGCACGGGCAGCTCATCGCTAATGTTTGCGATCCTGGTAATGGCTCCCATATAACGTTATCTTCGTTCAACCGCCTTCATTCCATAGTTGAATCTTTGCGGCTTCAAGAGCGCCGATCACTTTCATCGTGTCATTAACCCGACAACTTTTAATGTGTATCTGTTTGTTTTTAAAAGCAAACACAATTAAGCTTTCAGGATTAAGCTCCTTAATCGATTCGATAATCTCTTTTACTTCATTGTCTACCGGCTCCGTTATGTTTGATATGTTACTCATCGATAGAGCCCTTAAGTTTTTCTTGTTGACCAACAGCCGAATCACTCCACTCGTCAACGCTGCCGATTGCAGGCACCCGCATAATCCCGCCCTTATGTTCTGTTTCCTGTTTCACTTCGTGTTTATCTGTTTGCCCTAACCAGTTTTTACCAAGCCAAACAAGCATGGTGGCGTTGCCATCCATTGCTGCTTTATATTGTCTTCTTCTTAGTGATGCTTTGCCCCCTGGAGCCTTTTGTTTTGAGTAGTCCGAAAAACCCTCAAAACCTTCTTTTTTCAAGGCGTTGTTTAACGTGTCGTAATCCATGCCTAAAACGGAGGCGCACTCCTCACCGGTACACTGAATTTGGCAAAGAGATTCAAGCGTTTTGTAATCAATTTCTTTTTTAGGGCGACCACCTAACGACAATCCTTTTTCTAGAATTTTTTTTGATTTCTCTGTGTAGGTTTTTTTAGTCACTAAAGAACTCTCCGGTGCCTTCCAGTGTCGCCTTGCTGCCTGTAAAATCTTGCCAGCGCTTTACTATTACGTCGCAGTATTTAGGGGCTAGTTCCATCATGTAGCAGTTCCGGTTGTTTTTCTCACAAGCAATCAAAGTTGACCCTGAACCGCCGAATAAATCCATAACGATGTTCTTATACTTGCTGCCATGCCTAATCGCCCTTTCGCACAACTCAATTGGTTTCTTTGTCGCGTGTTCCTCGCTGCGCCCAATTTTTCTCTGGATGCGCCAAACGTCCTGATATTCGCGATCACCTTCACGATTAGATGACTCGCTCGGCTTTCCTTTTTTGCAAACATGAATGAACTCGTGAGTGTATTTGTAGTCACTTCCTAAGCCGTGCACAACTTTATCCCATACGATCAAGTTGCTGAACTTCCATCTGTCTTTTAAGTGAGGTACAAGTTCGTGCGATCTTCGCCAGTCTAAGCACACATAAATAAACACATTATCTTTTGTAGCTAGATCATACGATGAACAAAAGTCACTCATGAACTTTCGCCACTCTTCATCAGTATAAGAATCATTAAACATATGGCTCAACCTGGTTGAGCCATTTTTTTTATTCCCCTTCCATAGCGTCCCGCCTTGCCCCGCTTGAGTTTCTGAGGTCATTCCAGTATTGTATGGCGGGTCAGTAAAAACCATGTCAGCCTTTTCACCATCCATAAGCCGCTCAACAGCATCGATGCTGGTACTATCACCACACATAAGCCGATGATCACCCAACAACCACACATCACCTAGCTTAGTCTTTGGTTCCTCTGGCAATTCAGGCACTTCATCTTCATCGGTTAACCCCTCTTCGGGCTCAAGCTCTAGCAACCCATCCAAAAAACTATCATCAAACCCCAACAAATCGATATTAAAATCCATATCTTGAAGTGCTTCGATCTCGTCTTTCAACATATCGAAATCCCAACCAGCATTAAGCGCTAGCTGGTTATCTGCGATAACATAAGCGCGTTTTTGTTCGTCGCTGAGATTTTCAAGAGTGATGCAGGGGACGGAACTCAAACCAAGCTCTTGCGCCGCCATTAATCGGCCATGCCCGGCTATGATTTGTTTTGATTCGTCGATTAGAATTGGATTGGTAAAACCGAATTCTTGGATAGATTCGGGTATCTGCTTGACTTGCTCGCCTGAATGAGTGCGGGAATTGTTGACGTATGGCGCTAAATCACTAAGCGCTAGCTCTGTTATCTGCATTTTTTCACCTATAAAAAATTCGCATGAATTTTAAACCGCCACGGGTTTAGCCGAATTATAAGCAAAAAAAAGCCCAGAAGACAAGGCTGGGCTATTAGATGCGCCGCGTTTCACGGCTGCGGGGTCGATATAGAGAATAACAAGAGAGGAGTTTTATACTATCGCTTATTTCCGCTCTGGTCAACAAGGAGTCTTAACATTGCGACGCATTCACCGACATCGCCTTTCACCTCGCCTATTTTTTGATTAACTTCTAGGCGAACTGCGCCTAAATTTTCTGAATTCTTAATGGCTTCGCTGGTTATTTTTGAATTGAGTTTATCAAGAAGGTCGTGCACCTGCGAGATCTGCCTATCTGTTTGTTCTATCATCTTTTCTTGATTTTCAACACGCTCCATTGTTACGCCGAGATCCGACTTTATCCCCTTGAACTCACTATTGCCGTGTAGCGTGTCCTCAATATCTCTTATAGATCTATCCAACATTCTAAAACTCCGTCGAAATAAAAACCCGGCAGCGCCGACAATTGCCCCGAGTATCATTTCCCCATTCTTTGCTGCTAAAGCAACCACAGTTGCCAAATCCGTCACAATCGCAACTCCCAACTAAAATTGTCCGTTTAATTTGTATCCTGTCTCAACGGTACAACAAACAAACGTTAAAAACAATAACCACGCAAACATGAATGCCAGCTGAATGGGTCTTATTGTGTCATGAGGCGACAAGAAGGGCAACCAGCCATTAGTGCTATTGCATCACATCAATTAGCCGCTGATGCTCCTCTATTCGTCGCCTGATCCGCTGCTTGATCTTTATCGCTGCTTTGACCTCGCGATTATTGGGATTGCATTTGACGCACAGTAGGTTATTTTTATAATAAATTGTTCCGCCACATTTTTTACATGCTGAATCTCTAAACGAATAATTCCCCATTTAAGCCACCACCGCCCATACATGCACGGGCCCCGGTAACGTTCCGATTGAGACGTGGTCCTGATAACGCTTTGCCGCTGGCGGACGCTCGTGGTTTTTTCCTGAAATAATTTTAACTTTGTTTTTTTTGTGCTTTTCAATAAAAGTGGTGAGTTTTATTATTTTATTGAAGTTGGGGCACGTTGAGTTTGCGCGATAAAGCATGCGTTCAATATAAAGCATATTTACAGCGTCAAAAATAAATGAAGCGTCTGGACAATTGATTGCTAATGTTTTCCTTAGCGCGTTGATTGCTCTAATCGTGTCGCTATACTTCTTGTCGTGACTATTCATAATTAAATTGACTGCTATTTTAAAATCGTCTTTATTTGTCATTATGACAACCTCGAAAAGTGATAGTGGATAATTGAAGATATTAGAGCTAGCGAGTTAAGGTTTGGATCTCCTTGCACTACTCCGATTGTTGCTACCACCAATATAGCGAACCAAATCAGGTTGTTAATCATCTTTCGCTTCTCCTTTTTCGTTTAACATTAATTTAGCCTCTTCCGCTCTACACTGATGACAAGCAGTTTTGCTAATTTGCAAGTCACCCCCGCTTATCTCTTCCCCGCATTTTTCGCAAACTGAAAAAGCCTCATAATGATCGCCGTCGTTTCCATTCTGCCCGATTACATCAATCCTGCTCATCATCTCTACCTCCTTCTCTAATTAGCTTCCCCACCGCCAAACTAACGCCGATGGATGTTAAGATATACAATGAAATTACAGCCCACATAGTTATGCTCCTATAATCCTGTGCCGCCGCTTCATATTCGACAATTCACGTTTTAAACAATCTAGCTCAATTTTAGCCGCGGTGCTTTTATCTATCAAAGGTAATAAATCTCTCTTCCCCGCTGCTAGCGCTTTCTTTTCAACTTCCGCTAAATCCTCTAACGCTTTGGTTTTAACGACTTGCAAGCTGGACCCTTTCACTACTTTTAAAGCCTCCCTCCTTGCGTCGATAATTGTTAACCCCGCGTCCATGGTTTCGTTAATCTCAGCCTCGGCTTTTTTCGCAATCTTCTCCAGTCGCTTAACTTCTCGCTCAACTGCGATTATAGCAAGCTCTGCCCCGTTTCTTAGTTCTTTCATTTAGCTTCCCTCGTTGATAGGCTCTACGCATACGCACTTATATGCCGGGCCACCCGTATCACCTAAATAGCTAACCATTAACGATAAGCCATAAACAAATAGAAATAAAACGGCTACCCTAAGTAAGTTGCCCATTATTTAATTATCCTCGTCTACATTTTCTACGCGCACACACTCATACACTCCGCCAAAATCAAAAAACATTGCTGACACCCCGTAACCAATACACCCCAGAGCCATCACTTTAATTAAAAAAACAATTACTTCCATTAACTTAACCATTATTTAATCTCTCCAGCTTCTAACAATTCAGGGTTTTCGTAAATGTTGCCTACTATTGTATAATTGTAAGGTCTATATCCTATTACATCACCGGCCACAAACTTATTTGAAGCGTAAAATATTCCGTGACAAAAGCTGACGAGTAAGTTGTCAAGCTGGTTCGAACACTTAACTATATCACCCTCATAAATTTCATTACCCTCACAATCTTTTAGCCCCGTGAATTGTAGGAACCGCATGGACAGATCTATATTACTGATTGTTTTGGTTTTGTGATGGTTAAATACAACCCTATGTGCACCTAGTTCGAAAGGTTCAGACATTCCAAGGCTTTCATCCCACACCTTAAATTTTAGCTGTCTTGGTTCTATGTTGTTAGTCACTTAATTGCTCCGCCATCAATATCAAAGCTGAACACCTTCGTATCCATTTACCTTTGCTTTGCTTTAATTCAAACAATAACTTTAATGCAATCAGTATTCATCCTGCATAGAGATCCGTCATTTAGTAAAATTAAAACGAGCCAGTCTCCACACGCACTGTGATCATCCACTAGCGGCCCCGACACAATCACGCCTTCTTCTACAGAAGTGCACAGAATACCGTTTTGCCATTTTTGACTTTTGAATTTACATCTTTTACCGATTAACATTTTTATAACCCCTAAACAGCCACAGCTTCATCGTTCAGCTTGATTGGCTCACAGTTGTAGCTAACATCGACTATGCGGCGGTATCTGATTTGGGACCCACAACCATTGCAATCAATTTCATCATCGTCCGACATTTCCCAGCTATCACGCACTTCGTAACCACAAAAAGGACAAGTGATTTCATCTTTAAATTTAGTGTCCGCTGGCGATTTCTTTATGTTTAACTCTTCAACCATTATGAACTTGTCGTCGCCATGTTTTCTAGTGCAATGACAACTGTATAGCTGACCATTTATAACTATGTTCTCGAGGCTGTGAGCTATTTCAGACTTGTAAAATACTAGGTCTTTAATTTCTTCAATGGTTGCGTCCCAAAATTTAACTTTCAGGTCTTTCTCTTTGTAGTAGTAGTTCATAACAGGTCCTCAATCACTGGCTCGATGACTTTTGCAGCTGCGTTCACATCCATATCTTTAAAGCCTGCGTTCCGCTTATTGTAGCCGTTTTCTGAATCTTCAAAAAAACAATCAATAGCGGCAATCCCTAACGCTGGGGTCATGAACCTTATTGTTATTCTCGGTTTCCAGATTCCATCCTCATCTTCACTTCTGTCAGCAACAACGAGTATCCGCCCAAATCTATCGTGATTAAATAGTTTCGCGAATTCTTTCATTTTAAGTCTCTCTATAGCTTGGTCCATATGTGTCGTTGCTTGCAACTTCATCGAGCAGTTTAGCGATTACGTTTTTATCACCGCCCGTTAATTTGCGTAGCGCCCTCTTAAGTAACCTTATATCCTCCTGTCTGCTCTCGTTACGTCTCCGCTCGCGTTCAATGTCAGCGTCACTCAACTGCGGCGTACCGCATGCTTGACAGTAACTGCTCATGTCAAAACCTCCCAAAAGCAAACGCTAAGAAACCCGACTGCTAGTATTGCTACACACAAAAACCAGTCCGGTATTTTAGGATTGTCTCTTTCTGTAATTATGATTGAAATAACTAAGCAGAGTGCAAATAGTATTAAGAGTGGCATTTATTCTTTCTCCTGATTTATGTTTTTTTTGCTGCTTTACTTGTGTTTAAAACTCGAATTCTCTTTCCATTCTGTGCACGGTTTCCGCTGGAACATTATGAGTGCTTTTGAATCTACCCTTGCACACTATTTCTATAACTGGGATGTTCAGCTCTTCAGCAGCTATTCGATAGCGTTCCATCTCCCACCGCTTAACAAATGTATTACTAACTATTACGTTGTAACCATCCTTCAATGTAGCTATAGCGTTTTCAAAACAAGTATCGTGACAATATTTGAGTTTATCTCTGTCAAATTTATATCTTCCTTGATTGTCAATCATGAACATGTCGGCCTCATAATAAAAACAATATGGAGATTCATGAAGCAAATTGCAATTTCCGTAAGCGTGGCACATCATTCGCGCTAGAGTGGTTTTTCCACTCCCAGGGGTTCCACGTATTAAAGTTAATGTTTGTTTCATTTTATTGATTTCCTATTTTTTAAGAAATTGGAACGCGGGGCGGGATTCGAACCCGCAACGGTGCGGCCTACACCGCGTCAATTCAGCACGTGAATGAATTGGCATGCGCCTTTCTGCAACCCGCGCATTAATATAATTAGACAACTGGTTCGCATCCGGGTCTATACACGACCGTATCAATATCGCCCGGTTTAAATGATGCGAATACAGTAGCCGGCACGCTCTTCACCCCTCCTTGACTTTCCAGCCGCCATCCTCTACTGAAATTCAACTCTATAAGATCATCACGAACATGATCCCAGTCTATT